CCCTGGCCGTGATCCACTTCCCCAGGGAAACGACAAATGACACACGACACCAGCACGAAACAATTCACGATCAAACGAGACGGCGACCGAGACCTGGAGTTTCTCGGGCGAATTCTCGGAACCTCAAGTATGAAGACGGACACAGGCCGAGGAACCGACGTTGGGATATTCCAGACCGAAGGTGGGAAGTACATCGTCAGCGTTCACCAGTGGACCCAGTGGGAGAACGAAAGAGATCTACACCGCGCGGGGGTCTGTGACGGCCCCCAGGCAGTCCTGGATTGGCTCCTGGATGATTGCGGGGGAAACCTCGGCCCGGCATCGAAAGAAGCGATTGAGGCGGCAGCGGCGTGGAATGAGGGCCTGGCCTCGGTTGCGGTCGAGAAGGTGGGGTGATCAACATGAACACGAAGCGCGATCAATGCACCTCCGCCGGTCCGCAGTCCATCGGGACCCGGCTCGAAATGATTCAAGATTCAATCAAGGGATGCGTGGCCACGCTCGAAAACCCGGCGCCCGAAGACTGGGAAGACGCGGCGCCACGGGTCGCCAATCGCCTGGCCGTCCTCGCCTACGATCTCCAAATCATCGTCGCATGGATTCAGACAACCCCATGTGGTCGGTTCGAGTTCGTCGAGAGGTTCCCGAGTTCGCCGCCTCGTAACTCCTGGAATTTGCCGGAGGGTCGGGGGCTGCCGTTCGAGGCCAATCACCTGGCGGCCCGCATGAGGGAGACGGGTATCAGCCAGGAGGATCTGGCCCAGGCCGCCGGGATCGATGTTTCCAAACTCGATCAACTCGAGGCCGGGTTCTCGTTCCCGTCTGTCAACATGGCCCAACGAATCGCCGCCCGGCTCGGGACATCAGTTTCGAGTATTTGGAACCTTGACAAGGAAGGGGAGCAGGAATGAACGACCAGAAGAAATTTGGCAAGATCGCAGCAGCAGGTCTCAGGAGACTGGAAGCCGCGATGTCCGACAATACGACCAAGGCCGGAGAGATGGACATGGAACCCCTCGAAGCCGTTGCCGAAAAGGGTAGGCGGTTTCGAAAGGCGGTCGAGGAGATGAACGCCAAGGAGCGGTCACAGGAGCAGCCCGACAACCTCTTGAACGCCGACGAAGAAAGCGATGAGGTTCCGTCATGAGTTGGCTCCGAGTCGAAGCCGCCGCGGATCATGCAGGCGTGAGTCAGTCAACGATCCGGCGATGGGTCCGCGTCGGGCTGCCTCAGTACAAGATCGGAGGAACGTTGCTTCTCGACTCCGCAGAGCTGGACGACTGGATCCGAGGGTACCGGCGGGAGAAGTTCATCCGCCGGCACATCGTCAACAATCCAAACCTTCGGCATCTTCTCCGGAAGTGTTCGTAGCTCTCAACCGCCGCCGCCGGCCATCATGCCCCCGGGTTCGCCCGGGGGTTTTTCAATCCCTCCACAGGCGGTCAGGGTGTACCGGTGGCCGTGGTTTTCCCTCTGTGCGATTCTGAGAGGGTTTGGAATCGTGCCTCTATGGCAACGCCCCCGCCGTGTCCGGCTGCAAGCCAAGGTTTGCAAGCTCCCGGCGGAATGCGTCGGTGTTGATGTCAATCCCGACCGTGAGTGGGTTGGCGTTGAGATGGTCCTGGAGGTTCTGCACCTGGCCCTTGACCGAGTCCGCCGCCTTGCCGAATCCACCGGTCAAGCTGCCGGTGATCGCCTGCCCAGCTCCATCGAATACGCGGATGATCGACTCCCCGGTTTTTTCGAATGCCGGGGCGATGTCGGCGGCGCTGGCCTGAACCGCTTCGGCACCCTTGACGCCGGTTTCAAATGGGGTCGTCATGGCGGTCTGTGCCTTCTCTCCCCATCCGTCAAACTGTGCCCTGGACTCTGCCACCGATGAGGCAATCTTACCCATTCCGATCTCGACCACCTCAAGGCCCTTGCTTACCGCCGCCCTGGTCACCGGGTCGATGAAACCCAGGGCCGCATAAGCCCGCCCAAGAACCTGAACATCCTTCAAGACCTGGAGAAGGGCGGACCCGGCCTCAGCCTTCAGAAGGTAGAAACCCGCGATGATCGAGGCGATGGCGGCAGCCTGCACCCGTTGCATCGTGTTGGAGACTGTTTCGACTGTCCGCTGGAGCGCTTGCCATGCCCCTGTGAAATCACCATTCAACAGGTTGATGAAGACCTCCAACGATCCGAGGATGATATCCAAGGTCATGCCGATCTTGCTCTTGATGAAATCCCAGGTCACACGAACGGCGGCCATGATGCCGCCCCCGTGCCGGTCCCAGAATCCGGAGATCTTCTCGACGACCTTCTGAACGAGGTCCTGGATATCTGGCCAGACCCTCCGCGCGAAGTCGAGCACCTTCTGAAACTGTGTCCCGACGAAGTCGCCAAACTCGATCAGAACCGGCTTGACTGCCTTCCAGAACACCAGGGCCGCGGTCTGGACCTCATTCCATCCCAGGGCCAGGGCACCGAGGCCCACAGCGACACCACCGACCCAGGCCAGCGCCGTGGTTCCGATCGTGCCGACCGCCAGGGCGAAGGCCCCAACCGCAACGATCACCGGCCCGATGGCCGCCGCGATCCCGGCGATGACTACAACGACCTTCTGGAGTTGTGGCGACATGCCCCCGAAGGCGTCAGTGGCAGCCCGGATGGCTGCCCCCAGGCGCTCGGCCGCAGGGATGACAATCGGGGTCAAGACGTTCCCGAGCTGAATGGCCGAAACCTTGATCGATGAGAGGACCTGAGCCAGCTTGAATGCCGACGTTCCGGCTGCCGTCTCGAAGGCGGCAATCAGATCCTTCTCGGTCGTCTGTGCCAGGCGGGAGAAGATCCCGGCCGTCTTCTCGGCTTCTCCACCGGTGAGACTCAGAACGCCGGTCAGCGCCCGGACATTGCCGAATACCTCGGTCATCGCCACACCGTTTTCATCGAATGCGACCTTGAGATGTTGGAGGGTCGCCCACAGCCCCCGCTCATCCAGCATCGATTGGAGGCCGCCGACACTGAGGCCGATCCCATCCAGGGCCTTGACCGCATCAACCGATGGTTTCTTGATCGTCGTCAAGATCGCCCGCAAGGCGGTTGCCGCCTCGGCAGCAGGGGCACCAACCCGGGTCATTGCCGCCAGCGATGCGGCCACCTCATCGAACCCGATCCCGGCATCAGCGGCAGCAGGAAGGAGCGCACCGAGTACCGGGGCAAAACTCTCGGCACTGGCCTTGCCCTCCCGGACAGCAGCAACCAGGATTCCGGTAGCCTTCCCGGCGTCGAGTGACGCGGACCCGTAGGCGTTGACGGCGGAGGTCACCGCGTCGGCAACCGTTGCAGTATCACCGAGACCCGCCGCCGATGCCCTGGCCGCAGCCGTCAGCACACGCATTGCCTCGGCACCCTTGAGCCCGGCACTGGTCACAAAGTACATTCCCTCGGCCAACTCCTTCGGAGACTTCCCGAGGGCAGGCCCCAGCTTGAGGAGTTCAGCAGACCACTGGTCGACCTGCACCTGGGATTCACCGACCAGGCCGACAATCTTTGACATGGATGATTCAAAGTCGGTTGCCATCTTCGTCGAGGCAACACCGACCGCAACAAGTGGGGCAGTGACTCCGGCGGAGAGCGTCTTACCGAGGCCCTCAAGCTGCCGGCCAACGCGGCGGATCTTGTACCGGGTCCGGTTAAGGTCCCGCATCAGCTTCGCAGAATTCATACCGAGGATCACATCGAGTTTTGCAAGTGTCGTACTCATGCCTTTGGTCTCCTTGTGGCGCCCATCGCATCGAGAAAAGCCTTTGTCTCATCATGAGAACCGGGGGCGGGGTCTTCCTTCGGCACTGCCCCAAACATCCGAAGGACTTCCTTGTCCTCTTCCGCAGAACCCGGTTCAAAGATCTGGCGGGCCTTCTGGGGTTGTCGTACCTTGGTCGACAACGTGGGATCAAGCCAGGGCGTCGGCAGGATGAAGGCAGCCGGTGAAACCATGGGGTCATCCTTCTCCCGAAAGAGGTTGACAACCGTTGAGGCTACCTGTCCGGCCTGGAAGTCTGACCGGACATCGCCGAACGGGTCGAGCTGGTAGAGCGCTTGCCATTCGGAAAATTCCCGGGCACCCATGCGGGCTTGCAGCTCCCCGACCGTTGCTCCCAGCGCCAGGGCCAGAACGAACCAAAAGCGCCGGGCCGGTCGGGACATCAGTTTCCCGCGAGTTCCTCGACGTCGCCAGCGGTCAGGCCGGAGAGACGACACGCAACCTCGAAAACGCGATTCAGTCCCCTGGCGGACAGGGCCCCAACGGCCTCGATATCGGTATCCCCAAAGACGCGGGTACCGTCGTCATCAACAACCGACCGAACGACCAGCTTGGCCCGGGCGTTGGTCATGGCCTGATCGGATGGCTTCCCGTCATCTCCGAGGACGGATGCCTCCCATGCGTCACGCTCGGCCCCGGTAAGCTCTCGGACGGCAACCGAGCCGCCCCACTCCGGGACCTCGACGACCTCAAGGGCCAGTGGGGGAGCGGCGGTTAATATTGATTCTCGTGAAAGGGTCTGTGTCTTCGGCATGGTCTTTTCTCCTGTCATCCAATCACGGCTTTCCGCAACTTGGTTTTGATCGTATCGACGGCCTCGTCAGCTTTTTCATTGAAGGCCGAGCGCATGAATGATTTCGGCCTGGCTCCCGGATGCCAGCGCCTCTTGACCTTGTGGGGCGACGTTCCAAACTCGACCCGGTGAG